CTTTCCCGACCCAGTAGGAGATAAGAAAAGCTTCCTATTATGTTTAAGAGCCTCGTACACTGCCTTGTATTGGTAGGGACGAGGTTTTATTTTGGATATTTTATCCATGAACGTCTTAACACCACGTGGTGATACAAAGTCGTTTGTCTCTCTAACAGAACCGTATGTATCGTTACCTAGGTGTTGAATACTATATCGATGCTCTCCAGCCCATTCCTCTAATTGATCTAACAGACCATGATATAGTTCTCCTGTAGCAGGTGAATATAAATGGATCATACCATCCCAGTACTTATATCTGGGATTTCTTTTTAAAAATTTTGCTTCGGGAACTTCAAATGAAAAGTAATCAGCAAGCTCATGGTGGACATGTTGATCTCCATGAACCTTTATGAATACCTCATTCTTTTTTTGTACCAAAATACTAGTCATTAGTCAGTACCGTTAATGAATTTTTCCCACTCAATTGCTGACTTGATCTGGAAACCTCTATTAGATACTTGCTTCATTACACAGTCAAGAAAATAAAGCATCTGCTCAATATACTTTACTTTAGCCTCAACATTGATAACATCACTGTCTGCCTCAATATAAGTTTTCATCTTATCTTGAGTTGAAATCCTACCACCAAACGGTTTCTCCGCATATGTTTTAGCATCTGCTTCACCACCGTAGTATTCTTTTTTCTCTCTTATTAATTTACGAACCTCAAATTCTAAAGAAGTTTTGATCTGTTGTAAGTCAATGTAATGGTTTAAATATTTATTATGTTGGAATGGAATTTCTAACGCCAACTTTCCTAAGTCAGTACTGTAAGCTTTATTCTTAAATTGAAAGTCTACCTCACTGTCTACTGCCCATTCATTTCTAATTGTCTCAAATCTATTGTGTAGAGTATCAAAGTTCATTTAATGATTTGTCCGTTATAGTATAAAAATGGTACTTAAAAGTAACATCTGCAGTCAAATATTCCTGTTGGTCTAATGATGCATCAAAGTCTACTCCTGTAAGAGCGACTGGAAATAGTCCTGTAAAATTAACAAGGAAGTTTGTATTAAAGTTTGAAGTCGTAACTATCAATTGACCTCTACTATACTCTGGATTATCTGGAACTGTTTCACTAGATCCAGCATTTCCGTTACCACGAATCCATTTGTGGATCGAGTTGTAATTAACTAAAGACTCATCTATAATGAATCTTACTTGAAAGTCTCCAAAACTAACTCCACCACCAGGTATGATAGGTAGATCACGAAACCTTGAAGGTACTTCTGTAACAGGCATTTGAATGTCTGGTATATTTGCAGACTGACAAAAGAAATCCACCCCTTTAAAAAGTTCCAGTTCTAACTGAAACCCAAGAGGTGAAAGATAATTTCTATTCGTTAGTTGCTCTTTATACCATTCAGAGGCCACGGTCAACTTCCCAAGCTATACTTTATTTAGTATACCACCAATATGGTCTATCTCCTGGACCACCATAATCGTCATCATCATCGTCATCCCATGTGACGTTTATCTTTGGTGGTTTCTTTTTCTTCCAGCTCTTAACTGCAATAACTGAAGCAATGGTAGCAGCAGATACTATAGGTGAAGCGAAGAGTAGTATCTTTTCTAACATCAGTAATGGTATTCGTCTAGTATATCCAATGCACTATTTAGAGCCTGCTGTGCTGACCATCTTTCTACTGATGTCCATTTAGGCTGATACATTTTCATATCTATATCGTGTTTAAGTTTTAACAGTTTTGCTGTCATATCAACTTTAGTTAATCTGCCGTTCATCAGGTCGAAGCTGGTGGTTCATGTGCTTTCATAGTTGCATATGCATTGTTGTAGTATGGTGAATGTGTATCACCACCTTTCTCTAGTTGGTAGACAATAGAAGACCAAATGAGATACTGCATGAAACTTTTTTGCATAATATATTATAACATGTATTCAATTATATAGCCAATAAAAAAGCACCCTTTCGGGTGCTTTGTATGAGTATCGTAACCTCGATTTACATGAGGTTAGTAACTTGTACACGTCTGTAGTACATGTTAGCATTAGCGGTGAGGGTCTCTCCATCAGGAGTACCATTGTATGCACCGTTAGTTGTAACGAATGGGTTTGAAACCATACCATAACGTGTCTTGAATCCAATCTTGGGTTGGAAGTTGTTTGGATCAATACTACGAACCATTTGTAGAGGTACATATGGGCAGTAGAATAATCCAGCATCATAAGGAGAAGTACCCTTATAACCGATTACATAGTAGTGCTTATCAGATAGATTAGCAGCATATGGGTCAACGTAGACCTTAATGCGTCCGTTGATTGTACCAACTAGAAGATTTCCAGTATCATCAACTTCACCGATGGAAGGACCACCAGCACCAGTTAAACCAGAACTATAGTCAAGTACACCAGCCATTGCTAGAGCACTAGCAACGTCAGCAGAACACATCAAGAAGTTACCCTTTCCTCTACGAGTCTCTTGTGCGATTGCGTTACAATCTCTCTCGATTTGGAATAGAAGTCCCTTGAATTTTTCAACTGACCATCTACCGTTTGAATCAACGTCTAGGTCGAATACACCAGCAGTTGCTACGTTATTAGCAGCACCTTTCTTAGCAACGCTATAGACTCTACGAACAACCTCACGGTTGATTTCAGCAAGCACTTCAGAAGATAGGATGTTAGCAAGTTCTTGCTCTGCATCTAATCCATGAATAGCTTTCAAGTCTTGAGCTAGTTCTAAGGTGTACTCTGCCTTGAGGGCTCTGGACTTAGCAGTCACAGAAGTCTTCTCAATGCTGAATGACATCTCACGGAAAAGATTTCCTGAGTCACCCATTGTTTCTAGATCTTCTCTAGACATTCCTGAAGCAACCTCATAGGTTCCAGGAGAAGCGTCATTAAGAAGTGAAGGGTTGTTACCTTCAGAGTCTCCACCAACACCAGCACCTGTTCTAGGTGTGTATGCACCAGCAGTTGCATCGCCAGCAGCAGTGAATCCTGTATCTGCTTCGTTGAATAGAGCTTCTTCGCCTCCTTGATTCTCGTAACGAGATCTCATTGCAAAGATCAATCCAGTAGGACCAGACATAGGCTGGACACCACAGATATCATAAGCAACTAGGTTAGGCATTGAACGTCTAATCAAGCTGATGAGAACTGGGTCGAAACCAGCTAGTCCAGCTGTATTGGCGTTACCGAGTGCTGATCCAGCAGGGGATACAGTACTTGCACCGAGAGCGTTTACGGCGACTTCCTGAAGCATTCCTTTCTCTTCACGAAGGAATCTTTCTTGGTTTTCTAATAGAACTGCAGTAACTGCTTTCTTATAATTGTCTTTGATGGTAGAACTACCTTCGTGACTAAGAACAGGATCCCACTTTTCTGTTAGAGCTTTTGCATTAAACATGCGATTAATCCTCTAAAAGTTAGATGTGTTTATAATTATTCCCAACGACTAAGAGCGTCTACATAAGCGTTCATAGCTGGTGTAGTTGCAACTTCTTCGACAGGTGTTTCATCTGCTGCAGATGTTATCTTAGGAGCATCTCCTTTGAAATAACTCTCTTTGAGAGTATTGATCTTCTTGGAATACTCTTCCTCTGAAGTAAATTCAATACCTTCTGCAAGTGCAGCGAGTTTGTCTTTCTGAGTAACAACCAATCCTTCTGAAACATTGTTCAGAATAACTTTTTTTGTGTTCTCATCTAGACGAGTTTGAAGTTTCACATTATCCTTAACCTGTTCGTCAAGGCGTTCTTCCATTTTACGAATTTGTTCAGCCATACCTTCTACCACATCGACTTTCTCATCGGGGATAGAAATGTAGTGCTCTTCAAAGAGATTCTTCAGACCTGAAATGAAGTCTTCTGTAATCTCATTTTTTATACCACGGTCTAGGGCGATTTGGTTCTCTTCAACCCATCTACCGATGGCGTAGTTAACTGTGCCGTTTACTTCCTCTGCAAGTTCTGCCTTAGCAGACTCGATTTTCTCAGCAGATTCTTTGGCAAAGTGTTCTACAAGCTTTGTATGCTCTTCTGCAAGTTTTGACTTGATAGCAGCCTCGAAAATTGTCTTGGCTTTCTCAGCAAACTCTTCAGAGAGTTCTGTACCTTCAAGGAGAGCTTTAACATCGTCAGCTACGTCAACTTCCTCATATGAAGGCTTAATTGGATATTGTACGTCAGGTCCAGTGGTTGTACCATAAGCAACTTCAGCTCCTACGGAAGGAGTAGTTCCTTGATCACCAGCATCGTTTATATTTGCGGTTTGTGCTGTACCATCTGATTGTGCTCCTTTGGCTCCAACGGGGGCAGCAGCCTTTGCACCTGGATTATCTTCACCTGCATCATTTCCATCAGGTCTTGGTCCACCATTGTCGGTTATTGACTGACCTGCAGTAGCAGCATCTGTCCCAACACTAGGTTGTGGATCTTGATGAGAATCCCTCTTGGGTTCACCTGATACCGCACCAGGTGCTGGTGGGTTTGATGGAAGAACAGCCGCAGAAACACTAGGCATTGGATCTTGTCCAGCCTCAGAAAGAACTTTTTCATTCTCACTAACGAATTCCGCAAACTTTTCGTTTAACATATCTGACATTTGAGTTTCCCCTAAGATTCGTACAATAAGTCTAAGTTTATTTATAGAATTACAATCCTGAAAGGAAATGCTTAAACACTTTAAGTGTCCTTTCCTCAAGATTTCTGTGAGTAGACTTGCTCACATAACTCTGGTATTTAGCAACTTCGGTCTCTTTAAGAATACCGTTGTTCCAAATCCACTCTTTACCTTCCATGATACCATTTACAAAAGCATCGGGTGCGGAAGGATCAGCAACAATATCTGCTGCTGTTGCTAACATGAAATCATCCATTACATAATTAGCATCTTCTTGTTTGTTAATGCTACCCATTCCTCTAGATGATACACCTAACTGAACACCCTCTCCTAAAAGAGATTTAGCGATCTTACCCATTGGTGTGTCTAAGATCTGTGCTTTTCCGATGAAGTTAGAACCTTCAGCAGTAAGCGATGTGATTCTGTGGGAAACACGGTCAAGGTTAACAGTAGGACCATCAGGATGACCCAACTCCCCAAGAGCACGTTTTGTTTTAACGTATTCTTCATTGTATCTACCTACTTCATTTTCTAGAACTTTGAAAGGATAGACCCTTCCGTTTCTGTTCTTTAATTCTGCTTGTAGGAAAACACCTTCGATGTATAATTTTTTATCATCACCTTTACCTTCAGTAATGACTTTTACATCTTCAATCTGTTCCGTTATCAGTTTCATTGGATGGCTCCTCTACCTGTGGTTCATCAAAATAAGTCTTGGCCACGACTTGCTTATAGCTTTTAATTGCATCAGCAGCACGTGAGAATAATATATCATTAACAGCATCTAATGCATCAGCTCTTTTGCCGTCTTTGATTGTATCAACTACTGAAAGAATTTCAGAGTTGGGATTCGATTGTTCCATGACTATCTTTTATTTAGTATTACTAGTGGTTTTGGTTGGAGCAGGTTTAAGCTTAGCTTGCTGCTTAGCTGTTTCTAGGTCTCGCTGCTGATCATCTTCAGCATTTTGTGCTTCAATTTCAGGAGCGAAAGCATCGTTCTGACGATCCATTGTATCGAATGTATTAACATCGATTGGATCCATTACGATACCCATATCAATTTCCTTCTTCATCTGCTTATCTTGTTCTTTGATGTCTACATCTTTATGACCAAGAATATTACGGCGAATATAATCAACTGAATAGTATTTACCGACATAAGGATCCATCTGTGTTACTAGAGCAATCCTTTGAGTTTCCATCTCAAGTTCTTTGAGTTCATTGAAATGGTTGTCGTGTATGTAATCATATTGGATATGCTCTTGCATATCATCCCAATCTTCAGGAGCAATAACTCCTTTAAGAATTAGTTGAGTCTTAAGAACGTCTTGGAATATTGCACTAAATCTTTTGCGTAATCTTCCAATGAACTTAGTAAACTTGAGTTCGTCTCTAAGAACTTCCGTACTCTTACCAAGATTAAAACCTTTGTTATCGTCAGTAAGGCGAGATGGTGGAAGGTTAAGTGAGTTGTATAACTTCTTCTTAAAATATTCAACGTCTTTAAGTTCACCAAGGTTTTGTCCTCCAGGTAAAGTGGTAATTTCAGTTCCTCTACCACCTTCTCTACGAGGTAACCAGAAGTCTTCAAGCATACTCATATGCTTTTTATCATCACGTATCTCACCTGTCTGTGAATCATAGACAAGCTTGTTTCTATAACGAGACATTACATCACGTAGATATTGTTCCGCTTTAACCTTTGGAAGGTTACCTACATCAATGTAAAATATTCTTCTTTCTGGTGCTCTTGATAATCTGTAGATGACCAGTGCATCTTCAATCATTCTTAATTGATTGAGACCTTTAATTCCTTTATGTAAGAAACTAAGATGCATCCTTCTGTTCATGTCCATCAATCCAGAATGGACAAATGTAACAGAATCAAATGCTAATCTAATTCCTTGGTTACCAGTAAAATCTCCAGTACCAACCATTGAAGACTGTCTACCAAAACCTTGTGGGTTGTAGATATAATAATCTACGTAGTCTCCCCACTCATGCTCAAGGGCAGTACCACGTACAGTTGTTGGATCTTCTACCTTCTTAATTTTTTGTCTGACCCTTCTTATTTTCATTGGGTCAATGTAGCGAAGCTCAGTAATTCCTTCGTTTGGTTTCGCTAAATCTATTACTTTGTGGTAATATGCCCTACCATCTACATACCAATTACGTATAATTTCATGGGCTTTCAAATCAAAACCGAGAAGACGCTTGATGTACTCAAACTCTTCTCGGATTCTTTTCTTTACGGAAGCTCCCACTTCCAGATTTGTTAGATCAATTTGTACACAGGTATCGTTAGCGTCATTAACCACAAA